TACAACCTCATCCAACCATTCTTTATCTTTATTGCTTAACATTGGATTGCTTAAATCCATCACTTTATAATTTTTTTCCAACTCATCTCTTCCTTGGATTATTCTAGCATATACTACGTGTTCTTTTAATTTTTTCTCACAAATGTCTAAAATATCATCCCATATCATATCTTTTTTTGACAATTCAGGAAATTTTTTCAATAACCCTTTTTCCCCCAATCCTTTAACCCCTTTAATTTTATCAGAATTATCACCTAATAAGGTTTTATGTAAAATAAAATTAGAAGGAGAAATGTTAAATTTTTTAACTACTGTTTCTTTTGTATAATAATTTTTTTCAATTGGACGGTATACAATAACATTATCATTAACTAATTGAATAAAATCCTTATCAGAAGAAACAATAAAACATTTATCTTTAGGATCAGTAGGTATAACTTTGCTTAAATATGCAATTATATCATCAGCTTCTACTTTATTTATACTAATGGTTTTAACTGGGAGAGTCTTTAGATACTGAATGATTCTGACCATTTGGTCTACTTTTGCATCATTCTCATCATCGATATCATCAAATACCTCCCAATTAGTAATACGTTGTAAATCTCTTCCTGATTTATATTCTGGGATTATGTTTTTTCTATTAGTAGCCGATCCTGCTCCATCAAATACTACATAAACTTGGGTGGGGTTAATTTGTCTAATTAGTGCTCCTAAGGATCTAAAAAATCCTCCTAAACCCCCAATATGGACCCCCTTTGGGTTAACCATATTAAGTATTGCAAAATTTCTAAAGAATAAATTTAAACCATCGATTAATAATACTCTTTCTCCGGTTTGTATATCTTCCCCATCTTCCTTAATATTATTTAAAAGATTAAATAGTTCTTCTTTTTTCATATAATTATTTTAATCGCGATAGTATACGAAAAATCTCTTAAAAAGCCAAGTATTTATTCGGGTTCCTTATTGAAATGGGTTACATCTGAGTATGATTGATCTTCTTCAACTACTCTAAAATCACCACCACCTAAAATTGCCGCCCAATCTTCTTTTCTATCTTCTTTATAGGATTTTAATTCTCTATCATTATCATTTATAAACCCATGAGGGGTCATAACAATTTTACCCCTAGTAGTAATACCATTAATATGATTTTTATCAATTTGAATATTTACCCTTTTAGCAAATTCAACTTGTTTACCATCTTTAATAGCTTTAATTTTAGAGGTACCAGCAGACATAATATTACCAAATGTAACAACAAAGGTAGAATCAAACCACATTGCGTAACCCCCTTTATTCATTAATTTAGGTTGACCCATTGGAGATTCCGGTTTTAAAGTCCATACTTTATTAATGCATACAAGTGTATTGGTATATGGGTTACTTTCCTTACGTGACAATGTAATACGTTGATTTACGTTATTACCAAATTGAGTAGCCATAGCTCCAGCATTCCATTCATTATTATTTTTATTAGATTTAATAGACATTTCACAAGGTACTGAACCTATAGAATCCCATAAAAATAATAAATCATAAGGTAAATTACCTTTCTTTTGTTCATCAATTAGATCTAAAATAAAAACAGCTACATCTTCAATAGTATTAATAGTTTCTCTATCAACATAAATAAAGTTACCTTTATAATCTATGATTTCTCCAGTTTTCTTATCTATAACTTCTTTAATATCTAATCCTAATTGTTTAGCAAATTCCCAATTCCATTTCATTTCAGTAATAATAAAAACTGGAAGAATTTTTCTTTTTTGGGCCGAAACTGCTGTTTCTAGTAGAGCTGTAGTTTTTCCTGTATCAGAATGTCCTCTAAGTAAAACAATATGTCCTTTGGGAATCCCAGGAATAGATGTTACATCTTGGAATGCCTGGGATAAGGGAATCCATTCTTGGTCCTTAAATTTAATATTTTGCTTTAAACCTTTTTTTTCTTTAAAGGCATTCAAGTCAAATTTAGATCTAATTTCTCTGGATGCTGCTTCTGTAAGTGATTTTTTCTTTCTAGCCATTTATTGTACATTAAAATGGCAAACCATCATCATCATTTTTAGCATCTGTAATTACACCTGATTCTTCAGATTTTTTATCATCAAATAAAGAATTAAATTTATCTGATTTTGAGGTTGTATCTTTTCCTTCAAGTGTATAATTTTTACTAGATTCACCATCGAACGCAACTGATGGTTCTGAAGAAATTTCACCTTCACTCTCACCTTCTGGTGTTAGGAATGATTCTAAATTAGCTTTAACCTCATCAAAGGTAAGTCTTTTAAATACTTCTATTGGGTTTGGTTGATTATCTAAAGCTCTTTCAACTACATTAGCATTATCACTAATAGGTGATTGTTTCATTGATGGAGATATTGTTGTCTTATTGTAAGGAGTTCCTGTTACTTCAGGACCTACAGTGGTTAATTTAATATCTCTACCCCCTGATGGTTCAGTATAATCACCAATTTCATCATCAGATGCTAAATTTAAAAATGCTTGATAAACTTCTTTACCAAATTGCCATAGTTTAACACCTTCTTCTTCTTCACCTCTTACGATTACAGGAGCAAAAATACGGATTTTAGCATCTAATTTTTTAGCTAAATACCAATTTTCTTTATCCCCACTAGCACGTAATTTTTTAGTAAATTCCTGAATGGGGTCTTTTTCACCCCAATTTGTAGGAGATGCCATTACTCTTTGACCAATACCATAATAAAACATCATTTCAGTAAAAGGGAATGATTTATTGTACTTATTAGGCACAATTCTAATTTGTTGTTTACCTACCGAGGGTTTCCAGAATAATGATTTTCCCCCTGTTTTGTTTGAGTTTTGTTGTTTTTGAAGTGACTCTAACTTCTGTTTGATTTGATTTAAATCCATAATTTATAACTTTTTGATTTTCATTATATAACTGTTGATAATATACGACCAATACTTAAAATAACCAAACTATAGTTCAATTATTTTATGTATTTTTGTTTTTAATTGTTTTAACTCATCATGTTGAGTTAATAATACGGAATTTTTATAATGTTCCCAAGTTATAGGAAACTTAGTATCAACTACTCCCCCATTTAATTTTTTAATTAATTCATTTAGGGCATTAATTGTATAAAGAGTATTGGTTTCTTTTTTTCTGTGGACTAAAATTGTATTTTCGGGTAAATTTGATATATTATCCTGATCTATATTATAGGTACAAACGTATTCATCATTTTCCTTCACATATAAAACAAATACTTTATTATACATAATATTATATTTACCTGTGATGGAGTTTAGAAGATTTTCTAAATTTTCTAAAGTAGTAAATGTGCAAAATAATTTATTATTCAAATCCCCCAAATTTTGGTTAGTAATGTCCGAAAAATCGTCCATTGTATACATATTAGAGGTTTTATTTAAAGTTGTAAGTATTTCCATGTGTGATTTTTGTTTGTAATTTGTGTTTATTAAATATTTCTTTAACTATTTGCAAAATATCCTCATCCTCTTTACTTAAATCCAATAAAAACGAATCATAGGTATATAAAACTATTTTAGTTTTCTTATTTCGTAATAACTTTGTTATTTCCCACAATATATGAACATTCATTGCTGTCTCCAAATTTTGTAACAAATAATTTAACAACTTTTGGGGTTTCATATCATTTAACTTATCTTTTTCAAATCTATGTTTTGAAATAGGACATTCTATCCAGCCTTTTTCATTAAATTCTTCCCATAAATTATCAGTATATACTTGAACTTTCTTAAAAAATTCTAAATCTTTATATTTATCGAAAACTCCTCCGTATAGTTGTTTAAATGTTAATTCTTTAGATTTTTTGTAATCCACTCCGTACATTTCCGCGAAGGTAGAATGAATATCCTCATCACCAAAATCAAAATCCACCAACTTAGATAACAAAGTAGGATGGTAGGCACTAACATCAAACTCCACAAAAATATGATTACGGGGGATAAAACTTTCTCTACAATTATTTTCTTTATTAAGTGCGGCATAATTTACTCCTTTGAATTTGTTACTTGGTCTTCCTGTAAGGGTTTTAAAGTTGTATTGCGTGTAGACGTATTCTCCATCGATAGCGTGAAAATATGATTCAAATTTTTGCTTATCAACTCGTATACCACTTCTTTCAATGGCGTTGAATACCATTGAAACTTTATCATTGTAGAATTCATTGATTTTTCCATTTATTTTTTCTTTAAGGTTATTATATATTTCTTCACAGTACTCATAGTGCTTTACTATAGGTATTATCTTATTTACATCCTTTTTATTTGGATGTCTTTCATTAAAGATATGGTGGGTTTGTGTTAACTCTGGTATATACGGAGGATTGGTTTGGTTGATGTCAAAGAGGCCTTTTAGTGGTAAATAATGTAATGATTCTTTCTTATCCCTTACATATATGCTACTAAATGTTTGTAACATCGCGTTTATCTCCGTTATATTTACATTTAAAGTTTCACTATGCGATAGTGGTACAACAAACCCCTTAGTTGATAATAACGGTCTAATATACAAGGCACAAATACTATTTTGTGCGGGATGTATTAAATAACTATTTGGAATTACTTCTATAAAAACTTCTTTCCAATTAGCATTTGTAAACTGTTCGAATTGAACTTTACTTTCAACTAACCAAAACATAACTTTTTTCCCCAATATAAGAAATTTCTATCTAATATCCACCCTCAGTTGTGGATTTATACTCAATGTTTTGAGTCTCT